GTGTTCTCCTTGCATAGGGTAAAAGAGAAACCGGTTTCAGGTTTTTCGGTTTCCCCTAGCTTACCTCACATCCGTGACATAACAACCCTGTGTTATAGGTGAAATATGTGCGGTTTTATCCATCGCTTATCCGGTGTACCATCGGATTCATAACTGTATGTAAATACAGTATTTTAATATAAAAACCAATCACTTCAACATGTAATGCACTAATTAAATTACTTTATTTTAATGCATTACAATCGGCTTTAATGTATTTTCCCATCATCAGCACCCCTTACAGCACCCCCAAAACACCCCACAAAGTGATTACTCTATGGCCTATTACAGCATCGAAAAAAGAACCAAGGCAGACGGCACTACCAGGTATAGATGCACAGTAGGCGTGCGTGAAAAAGGCCGCTATGTATTTCGTGAAAACAGAACTTTCACTAAGCAAGCGCATGCCAAGACGTGGGGTATTAACCGGGTAGCAGAGTTGGAAAGGAATGGTATTCCCAATGCCAGTGATGCTGACAGGATCACCGTTGCTGAACTCATTCAAAAATACATCGATGATCCGAAAACAGGCGGCAAGGCTGGCAAGGACAAAAAAACCACTCTTACAAAATTGCTTACGGCAGAACTGAGCGCTTTAACTCTTTCAAAGCTGCAAGCAAACGACATCATTGATCACTGCCGGCGCCGGGTTGCTGTGGGAACATCGCCATCAACAGTATCCCATGATTTGAGCTACCTTGGCACAGTGTTAAAAGCTGCCAAGCCAATATACGGTATTGACTACACCAGCAACCCGATCGATGAGGCAAGGCCCCTGCTGTCTAACATGGGGCTAATTTCGAAATCAAATAGGCGATCACGCAGACCAGATAAGTCTGAGATTAAAGCTCTCACCGAAGCCCTCCTCAAAAGGCAGGAGCATCCTCGGGCAATAATCCCCTTTGTGGATATCTTTAATTTTTCCATACTTTCTTGCATGCGAATTGGCGAAATTTGCCGCATAGAATGGGATGATGTTGACTATGTTCAAAAGTCAGTATTGGTAAGGGACAGGAAGGATCCGAGAAAGAAGATAGGAAACCATATGAGTGTCCCTCTTTTGGGAGAAGCTTGGGACATTGCCATGCGCCAGAAAAAAACATCAAAGTTCATTTTTCCATTTAACGAAAAATCAATCAGCGTGGCTTTTGTACAAGTAAAAGAAAAGGTTGGAATAGATGATCTACGTTATCACGATCTTAAGAGAGAAGGAGCCAGTAGGCTTTTTGAGGCAGGGTTTAGCATTGAAGAAGTTGCCCAAGTGACCGGGCACAAAAATCTTAATACGCTTTGGCAAGTGTATACTGAGCTGTATCCGAAATCGTTACATGAGAAGTTCGCGGCGCTGCAGATGGCTAAGGACAAGTAATGGGTAGTATCACCATAAATGCTAGGCAGATATTCTTTCTGACAGAAAACGAACGGTACCCAAAACCTGATCGGAATAGCTCTTATATGTTCGCTATTCGCGAAGATGAAGAACTCCAGCACTGGTTGTACACCTTGCACAATCAGCGCTGGAAAATAGTTTCAGAAATACCGTTCAAAACGCAGGGTCTCGCTATTGAAGCTGCGCTTGATTTCGATTTTACCAACCTGAAATAGCCGTGTTCCACCCGGCATAAAAATTTCGTAGTTACTGCTGTGTCACTTTCCTAAGATCATCAGCACTCAGCGCCATCTGATAAAGCAGTAGCCCACTAATAGCCCCTTCAAAGTATTCAGCATCTGGCCTAGAGCTACCCACCTGTATGCTATTCGAGGATGATTGAACAAAACCAGCATCAGCTGAAACCACGTCGCCATTGTATGACAGGATCCCCGCGGTACTGTATGCAATGAGCATCCTCTCTAATTGCCATTTTTTGTTGCCTAGCAAACTGATGGGGCTTGTTTTCGTACGAGCAAAAGCTTGTGGAAGCAATGTAGATATTTGCCGACCAATGACAGCTCTCACTGATGCAGAGCCTGTTAACTTTGAATCTCGTAATGCAATCACACCGGAGGTAACCTCACCAGCAGCATATGCAGCAAGTGGTAATGAAGTCGGGATCACCTCTGCACAAATAGACATATCCGTCGAAACGAAACCATCGGGTATCATAAAATAATAATTATCGGCATCCCTTGTTCCTGGGCCGTTTTCCGTGATGATTGTGGACGTAGGGCGTGGAGTTAACTCCAACTGCGGATATTGAACATACACACCATTACCTGGTATTCCCGCGTATGTTTGGCTCACACCGTTGTGATTGAGAATGCTTAATCTAGCACTTTGAGAGGCAACCAAGGAAGTCTGAACCGAAACTTCAATTTGATAGATTCCATTTTTGTGGGCAGTTACTCTTGCCACCCCTTTAGCTAAGCCAACAATATTCCCACCAGTAGTAAAACTGCCGTTATTTAAATTAACAGTTACGCTAAAAACCACATCCCCAAATGGAAATCCAAGCTCAACATATATGTTACTATTTTCTGCTGCTTTTGCATAAACCTTCCCAGAGGCCCACCCATTAGCTTGAATTGCTGTCGCCGGGGAAGGTATTCCGTGATATGTATTAACTGCATCTTCAGTCATCTTAAACATCGGCATACCATCTAGACCTGGCACTGACGATTGCGTAACGGTACTATTATGCGGAGTCCAATAGCTATTCGTTAGCTCTCCATTATAACTCAATACGTTCGTCGCTGATGGCTCGACAAGTAGTCCAATAACTTCACCTGTTAACGGATTGCGCTTGAATCTGACAACACCAGGGTTAACTGTTTCAATATCACCATTTTCGTTAAACTGTCTGGCCGCTGTTGTCCTGCCACACTTAAGAGAAAGACTTTCATCAGTACTTTTAATGCTCCCTGATGTAAAGTCAAATTCCTTGGTAGGGGTTACATACAGGTAATTAGTATAGTCCTGATCATCAAATGAAATTAAGTTAGCGCCCATATATTTTGTACCTTATGAAAGATTGGTTGAAAACCAAGAGCCTGAAATATAAACCCACAGCTTTTTATTAGTAGCGTCAACGCAAATTGGATGCTTCCCATTCTTTTGTGATGGCGTCCCTGTCGGGGTCCCGTTAATTGACGGTATATATACAAAACCGTCACTAGCGCCAGCCATTAATTGTGAGTCACTGCCAAAAGCAATATTCCGACCGTCGAACTCAACACCTTTACTCTTCACCATACCATTTGCGGCAGCGCGGTATACAACCCACTCACCACCGGCAAGCTGACCAACACGCATAACTGGACGGGAACTAACCTCTGGTAAAAATTCTTCAACCGCCTCCCCTCCATCCAGTGATGGCGTGATGACATTGCGTATCACACCTGATATTCCTGGCGCGAAACGGTCATCTACACCCGCGCCAGACGCATATGCCACGATAACGCGGTTGCTATCACCAACTCCCGTTGTGAAATGATACTTCCTCCCCCCAACATAAATAATGAACGGTTTATGAAGATACTTTTTTTCATTGAGTGCCGTTGTTATCGGTGATAATACCGGTTGTCCGTACTCTCGCCACCCAAGAGGAAACTCCTCGTCTGTAGTAACAGCAATTGAGTCATATGCAGCATCAGCATTCCCATCATATGCAAAATAATTCATGAACCATAAGTTGCCGTCACGATATACGCTGGGATCTCCAACTTTTAATGATTTCCACGTATTATTCTCAGTATTAATAATCGGAGCATTAGCATCATCGACCACCCACGGCCCTAACAGTGATTTCGACGTTGCATAGCCGATGCGCTCATTACCCTGTGAATCATTTCCACCTGTGGCACTGACACCTTTAGAGTTAAAAAACAGGTAATAGGTGCCATTGCGATTAACGATAGACGCATGATAGACATCGTCGGACCGCCAAGGATGTGCAGGGTTTTTATCAATCATGACACCATGTCGCTCCCACGGACCATTTAAGCTTGGGGAGGTTGCAAGGCACAGGCGCTTAATACCGTTCTCATAGCCCGGTGCGGGTAAGCCGATATAAAATAGATAGTAAATACCATCATCGCCTTTAAGCATATATGGCCCGGTACAACCGCTTTTATCCGGTGATCCGTCAATATTGCTGCCTGACAGCAGAGCATTTTGGTTAACAGACCAGTTCATCAGGTCAATACTGGTTGCGTGTCCAATGGATCCGCTCCCTGGTTTAGCGTAGGTTCCTGAATACGCGGTGAAAACCATGTGATATTTCATGTCGATATCATCAAACCAAATTACAGGCGATTCGACCATTGCGCTCATCCACGGTTTACTTTCGTCCCTTGTCAGCACTGTACCTAAACGCCGTAATGCGATACCGGGCTCTTTCCCCTGAACGTTGCCATAAGCTGATCCCATTCCATGTAAGCCGACATAGTTTGCTAACGCCCCAGCAGTATCATCGCGAAAACCGCCGCCAGTAGGGACGATACTCCCAGAAATGTCTTTTCCATCAAGATCAACGTCATAATTATGTGCAAATAAAGACAGTACCTCAAGCGAGGCAATTCTTACCTGGCCATTACGTTGTATCTCCATTGCAACTTTTCCGTTTTTGGAGAATGTTATCTTCCCTTTTTGCGGAATAATTTGCATTGACAACTTATCGTCATCAGCGGTGACATTGAACTTTTTGCTCTGTAATGCCAATGCACACCATGCCATAGATGCATCTAATCCAGCACCTACTCGCCCTTTTGAATCGATAAATGCATTCCTGAATTTGTCACGTATTGTTTTTAAACGCGATCTAACCTCAGTAACTGCATTCGTACCAGGAATGGATGAGATAGGCTCTGCAATACCATTATTATTAATATAATAGATTAATGCATTGATACTCCCCATACCTTGCGCCACTCGGAATGATTTACCGTTCGGCGTTCCGGCTAAACCTGCAATCGTACCGTCCGGATCTTCGGGTGTAATGTAGTATGTATTAGCGTCTGCGATGTTTTGGGCAATGTCTGCTGCTACCACAGCTCTATCAGTATCCGACTTTGCCGAGGCAGCTGAACTTTTTGCTTGTTCTGCATATAAACTCGTAGCCTTACGCATATCATCAACTATTGCGATAATATCAGGAGTAAGCTCATTCTCACCGGGAACAGTTAAATAGTCATTCAACGTTCCGGGTTTTGAGTCGCTATATATACTGATTCTTCCTACTTTTTCAAATGGCCGACCACCAGCCTTAATCATTACATTATGCACGCCCACTTCAACAGACAACGAGTAGCTACCATCAGTACCGGTCGTAGAGCTGGAAGGTGCTAAGTGAACCACTGTCGATGACGTTTTGACTGCCGTCAGCATAATGGTTACACCAGGGCGTGGATCGCCATTCGGGCCGATGAGTTTACCGCTGATTAATACAGCCATATTTTCTCTTATCTCCAATAAAAAACCCGCCGAAGCGGGTAGCTATATTTATTGTTTACCAACCGACGGTAAAGCCGCTACTTTGAGGTGTAGCCCACAGCATTACCATATAAGACGTAGACTCCCCTTGACCTTGGTTAAGATCTCCAGCCATTACGTTAATATCAAGCCCCTCTCCTTTTCCTACATCCTTAGAAAAGCTAAACATAGTGGTATATTTATAGGTGTTGGCAGAATCACCATCCCTTGCTAGCCTTAACCCATCCACATTATCAGACTCATTGCCATTGAAATATACTCTTGTTTTTTCCTGCCTGTTCATAACGGCCATGACATATCCATATATGCGCATCGGCATCAAAGGATTACCCTCATACCTAACTACTCTATAATCATTTGTATTAAATATTCTAAATGAAAATGAATTCCCTTGAACCAGGTTCCCTTCAATGTTTGCGGCTGACAACTTCCCATCGATAACACAATTTTCAAGAATATGGCAATTCCCTATAGTGCCGTTATTAAAATAACCTGCGTCAGCATAAATAACGCCACGAACTGTTACCTGATGAAATTGTGCATTACCATCTTTATTAATAGCCCATCCGCGCTGCCCATCAATATAATTTGATGACTGAATATGCTGCGCAATTTTGGCGCTGTCTATCGTTGCATCTTTGATAAATGCCGAGTTCATGAAAACTTGGTTATTCTCAATCGCGAACGGGACAGATACAGCAGAACCCTGGCCATCAGCCGTGTTCAGTACGGCAAACCGGTCAGCCAGTATCAGCACCTGGCTCTGCATCCCTTCAGGGGTATTCTCTACGCCGACGCCGATCCCGGCTGTGTAAAGTTTACCGTCAACAGTCTTACCAACCTTTACCGACCACATGTCCTTCAGCTTTCCGGCATCCTCGACCGGCCCCAGTAGCTCCTGTCCCAACTCCGTTTCGGTGATCTTCCCTTTTAGGTAGTCCAGCACCTCGCTGGCATCATCGCTCGATGTTCCCTGCGTCCACCTCGTCCACGGCCCTGTATTTCCCAGCTTATCCACCAGACGCGCCTGGAACCAAAAATTCACACCAGCAGCAAGCCCCGTCATTGTGTGACTGCGCTGTGGATAAGCATAATCACCCAGGTGCATTTTATTGCTACCGTCCGAGTTCTGGCTGTACCAGATTTCAGTGCGCTGCGTATCCTCTGCCCCGAGAGGAAATTCCCAGTTCAAGACGATGCCAAACACCTGGCCGATCGTTGTAAAGCTGGCCAGCGCCGGTGGGTCACCCAGTTTTCCGGTCAGCACCATTTCCGGCGCGTTCGCCCACACGCTGGAAATCTCAGCCGGGTTAATAGCGCGTACGCGGGCCTGATAGCGTCCTGCATAAATACCGGAAACCTCAAAGCCAAGCGTTGACGTACGGGGTGCCGGTATCCAGTTGCCATTATCCCTACGCCACTCGGCCTCATAGGCAATAGCGCTTTCAGCCCGATCCCATGTAACACGCAGTGTGGCTACTGTCAGCCCTTGAATAATTGCTGACGACTCACCGATCTGTACATTGGTCGGCGGCGGCTGCACACCAGGTGGAATAACGCTGATCGGAGGGTCTTCAATTCGTGCGCCGGTATCGATTTTTGCGTACTTATTCGGATCATGCTCGACTGCAGTAATGTCGAACGATACCCCGTCCTCGCCTTCTTTAATGCCGGTCACACGGAACTGCTGTAGCGCGAGATCTGTCGCGTCAACCGCCCACACAGCCTCGGCAACCGGTGTTTCAGAATACGCCGTTGTAACCGTAAGGGTTTTACCCGCTACCGCCGCAATGGTTCGGCCTTCCGCTTTTCCGCTCGGCAGGTTCAAAACCAATCGCTCACCGACAACGGCAGAGGAAACGCGATCAAGATTTATATTGCGGCCATCTACAGAACTGATGCGGCCACCAAGCGGCCGCCCTGCCAGCATTTCATCGGCTACAGCGATAACCCACCCCGGTAACGGCACCTTGCCATCAAGGCCGACGGTGAATGACACCACGCGATCTTTATCGTTGGTGTGTAGCAGCCATTTCCCCCGGCGAATCCCTTCTGACTTCCGTATGCATCCGATCGCTGTTAGGTCAGCTTGCTTGATGCCATAGCGACGAATCAGCGACTGCTCTGCAACTGGTTCTATTGCATCCTGATAACCGTTTGCAGGGTCACTCCAGCTCACCATACAGGTGCTGTAATGCGTTTTCTCGCTGGCGCTAGCATAGGTAAACTTGCCATCTTTAACATTGGCACGAGTGAAGATATATTTAACATCTGCGGGCATGTCCGCTAGGGCATTCATGCCGTTGTTTGCCCAAAAGGTAGAGCCGCGATAAATGGACGCGATGTCGCGCAATACGTTCCAGGCATCCTCTTGTGACTGAATATAAACATCGCAAAGAAAGCGTGGTTCTTTGCCGTCGCCACCCCGTCCGTCTGGGACTAACTGATCGCAGTACTGCCCGATCTGATACAAGTCCCATTTTGTCAGCGCAAGATTTTCTGCCTTCACCCGGGTTCCGATAGAGAACCGGTCATTTATCATCAGGTCGTAGGTTATCCAGGCTGGGTTATTCGTCCAGGCTGTCTTAAACGTGCCATCCCATATGCCAGTATATTCCCGCGTTTCGGGGTTGTAATTCGAAGGAACCCGGATGACTCGCCCTTTTGGCTCGCTGGATACCTGGGGAATATTGGGGAACTGTTTCGCATCGAACTGGATAAACAGCAACGCTGTTTCCGGGTAACGCAGCTTGGCGTCTATCGTCTCCGTAATGGCTTCAACCACCATTTTATCGGCAACCCGGTTGCTAGTGCTGTTCGGCGTCAGGCGACGGACGCGCACTTGCCACCCTGTTGTGGCCGCCGGCAGATCGATGCGGTGGCTGCGCTCATATTTGGTCGTAGTCTTGCCATCAATGGCAGTGCGCAGGGCTTCTTGATAAGTGCCACCATCGGTGGCAACGTCGATCGCATATTCAATGCGGTACCCGACTACATCTCCGTTATCTTGCTGCTGCTGCAACTGGGCCCAAGAAAAACGCAGTCGCACTGCAGAAAGTTGAGTGTTGGTCACCGACCGAACCCAGTCACGATCACTCGTCAGTTCGGTGCTGACTGTAATTTCGTTCTCTACATCTGGCATGCCCGGAATGTAGTCTTGATGCGGTGTGCCTGGGCGAAATTCCCATTTCACGCCAGGGAAGTTTTCAGTGCCATCTGCCGATATCAGCGGGGTGCCATCAAGAAAAATCCGGGTACCATCGAGTTCACCGGCAAACTCACCTTCACCCTGCGCCAGAAGTATTTTTGCGTATGAAGTGGACTGTAATGAGTCAGGTGATTCAGTCGGGGTGCTCGGACTGCTGCTGCCCCCTTTGCTGCCTTCAATAACGTGCATTATTTTCTCCAGGCGTAAAAAAACCCGCCAAAGCGGGTTCTGTAAATCAGCGTGTTTTAATTACTGCTGGTCTTCTGCATAGATGCCAGCGGAGATAATGGCGCCACCAATGCGACGCTTTCCGTAGAGGATCGGAACGGGATTGCCTTGGGCAATGGTATTGACTGGTCCACCGAATGCATATGACGGTTTATTATCCGGATCTTGCCGTGAGGCCAATCCCCCCTGCATAGGAGAAAGCATTTGGATAACCCCACCAAGCATCATCGATGCCCCTGTCATATATAGGTATGGTGAAGCAGCCGCAAACGGGGTGAAGCTCAAAACCGCACCTACAATAACTAAAACAGCCCCCAAAATCGTTTGAAACATACCCGATTTTTTACTTCCGACAACGATGGGGGCTATTCGAATATCATTCCCATTTGCTTGTAACTGGAGGTCATCCTTTACCAACCCTCGTTTACCTTCGAAAACAGCAAAGGTGAGGCCTCGATCCTTGCTTTCTAACATAAATTTTTGAAACCCTGGAATCATTGCACTGAGGGCTCTCACTGCTTCAATTGGAGAATTTACGGCCAAACGGTGAACGCGGCCAAATTTTGTACCGAGTAAGCCATAAAGGCGAACAGTTTTAACCTCAGGTATTATGAATGGCATGTCGTACCCCAAAAAAAAACCGCGCATTGCGCGGCTTATTTGATTGAAACGTTCTTATTTAGCAAGCCAGTACTTTAATCTTTTTACAAACTCGTCCTGAACAGGAGTTGGTAGCTTATACTTTAAAAATGTAATTTCAGACTGGTGCTCACCAAATATATGAGATGCGCGATTAGATTTCGATATAGATTTAATATCGACTGCGAGATTCCTAACGCCGTTATCATCCAATGAAACTTTACCATCATTAGATAATAGTTTGCTAAATTCAAACCCATTAAAAGAGAATCTACTTTCATCTTTTTGTTTGATTTTATCGGCCACATCGCTTCCACAGTGCTTACATTTAATCGCGTCAGGTTTTATTTTTTCAGCACAGTAAGGACATTTAATATCAGAGTCTACCTCATCAGAAGTTGCCCTTCCAAATATTATCATAAGGATAGCACTAAGAGACATCACTGAAGCTATCAACATGTGATTTTGTTTGGACGCTATTAGACCAATATTGTTTACACGCTCACCATAACCTGTAGCAACTGAGGTATCCATATTAAAGGCAATTAATAACCAAATAGCCCCAATAGCTAGCAATAAAAAACCTATCGTTCTCATTTAATCTTTTCCCTATAGACTGTAGCCCTCTCAATATTAACAGTTGAAGCGAGTATGTTCATCCTTAAACCGTAAAATAGTGATCGTCCGTTCTTGCCAGTAACCGCCATAAGGTACCCGATTGCTGAGCTGGCCATACATGTGATGAACCATTACCCCTTCACCCAGGTAAACCCCGGCGTGGTTGGGTTCAGGCGCCTGTACCTGCATAACGATTACGTCGCCGATCTGTAACTCACCCGATGCCGGTACGAAACCCGCCTCGGCGTAGAGGTTCATGTAGAGGTTTTCACCCCGCTCCCACCAGCCATCTGTCCTTTTAAAATTCGGCAGCGTGATACCTCGCTCAAGCTGATACCAATCACGAATAATGGCGTAACAATCCCAGAACCCATGCACGAACGGACGGCCCAGCAACGGCTTGATGCCCTGCGTGGGCATAACCTCCCGGATATCACCTTCTGGCCAGCTCGCGATGATCCACGGTAACTGTGACAGGTCACACTGTGCGATATCAAGCTGGCTGGGTTGAGTGGTAGCGTCAGGGTGGCTGTGGACAATCGCAACGATTACACCAGCATCCTCAGCGGCGGCGTAATCCTCCGGTTCCAGGCTAAATTGTTCTGTCGGTTCCGGTGCAAAATTACGGCAGGGTATGTAGCGTTGGCGACGACCGTTTTGCACCACCAGCCCGCAACACTCCCGCGGATACTCTGCAGCAGCATGCGCCAAAATTGCGCTGATTATCTGTTTACGCATCATCACCTCTTTAGCAATGCCGAACCGGGGAAACCACCGAATGGCAGTTGCTCTGTAACGCCCCAGCGTTTTTTACAATCGCTAAGTAGTCCGCCGCAAACATCCTTTGAAGGATCATCTACCGGGTTTCCATCCTGATCGAAGTAATTCGTGCCGGTATAGCCACATGATGGCCCCCTGTACTGCCCACGAATGCACCAGGTGCACAAACTATGAATTTGCCGTGTTGGGATCTGGATACCTTGCAGGTCTGCCGGTGATGACAACTGAAACTGAATCACCTCGTCATCTTCGCTGGTTTTGTTCTCTATATAGAAAACATCCAGCTTTTCCTTGGTCGGATCAGCCTCCGAATTGCCATCTGGGTAATTTCGCGCATCCAGATATTGGGCAAAGGTAAAATGACGGGTGACTCTTGCCTGCGCCATATTTTGATACGCCAGGCACATGGCTGATATGGTCCCATCAAGGTTTGCCACACTCATAGTTGGTGTCGGTGCACTACCATCATTAGTGACTTCAAACCCTGCAGTTTCCACTGGCCACGGATTATACTCCTGCCCCTGCCACCAGATGGATTTCGCTGGGAGCAGGTCGGGGTTCCCGCCACTGGATACCAGTTCATCTTCAGTATAAGGGAGCGGGTAGTTGTGAAAGAAAAGCTCTGGACCGTCGAACATGCTACCGTCAACATGGAACAAATACACTTTGCTCCCCGGCCGTAGAAGCTGGAGATCAGCATTAATTGACATAATTTATCCTACGGTTGATATGAACGTGTGAAGGTGACAGTTAGGGTGTAGTTACGGCCCTGAGCGTTGGAAAATGTTGGCGTTACAGTATATTTTCCCGCGTTGTAGAGCCCCAACTGATACAACGGGTTACGCCACTGGAATGACCGATGCCCGTTGTGCTCGCGTAAAAACTCCACTATCGGTTCAATGAAATGCCACGGTCCGGAAAATGTTAATGGCCAGGTTTCCTTTTCACTGTTAATACCATCACCACTCACCTGCCTGTAGCCATCACCAAACTGTACTTCTCTGGTAATGGGTTCAAATTCACCCTCCGTACCATAGCGTGGAGGGGCATCGAATGTTTTAAGCTCTTTCATCAGCCTCTTCCTCCACGAATAGCCCGGTTTAGAACACCGTTTTGGCTGAGATCCTTATCCCTTAACTCACGGTATTTTTTCGTCACAAAATTGCCTATTTCAGCGCCAAACGACTCCAAGCCTGGTGTTGTTTGCTGCTGCGAAGCCTGATTATTACCGTCTATACGAATATTGACCTGAGGGGCACTACTGGCTCCCGCTGATGCGGCACCACCATAAACGCTGACCCCTAAACGCCCATCTGGACCTCGTTTCAGTGGCAAAATCCCTTCAGCGCCAGCCTCGCCCATCACACCTGCACCTTTAGCGAAAGCAAAGAAGGTCGGCTGGTTAACCACTTGGCCACTATAAGCGCTCAGTGATGGTGACGAATAAACACCGCCCTTTGCATTCGCAAACATGGGGACAGCCCCTGGGTTATTCCCTGATCCTGCTCCCGCCCCCATCGCACCGAACAGGCTTTGTAAGCCCTGGCTCAACGCCATTCGAAGCGCAATTTTGGCCAGGTCCGCCAGAATAGAAACGGTGAATGCTTTAAATCCTGCTTCTCCCGTCGTCACAAAGGACGTCAGAGCATCCTCCATACCCGAAAAAGCTCCGGTGAAAAGGGATTTCGTCATGCCAGCAGTATCCGATGCCTGATCCTGATAGTTGCTCCACGCACTGGAGGCGCCCGCCATCCAATCTCCCCGTAACTTGTCCTCCGCGGCATAATAATCCTGTGCCGCCTGCAACTGCCGCTGGTAGCCTTCGTCATTCAACCCACCGCCCTGGTTCTGCCATCCCTGACGAAGCTGCGCAAAGGTACTTTCGCGTTGCGCTGCTCGATCACCCAGACCGGCACTGCGTTGCAGCGCCAGTTGTTTCTCTGCCATTTGGGTAACATATTTGGTCGAAGCGTCCTGCAGCTTGTTGAGTCGCTCCTGCTGAGCGATTTGATCACCGAGTGCGGCTTTCTGTTCCGCCAGCGCCAGCACTTTATCCTTGCTGGATAACAGGGATTTTTCCTGTGCGGATAGCTGACGCTTACCAGCCGCCTCCTCCAATACAGTGAACTGCGCTTGGGCTTTCCATAGATCCTTGCGCTGCTGGCTTATCGTGTCATTCAGCCCACTATGCTGGCGTAATACCTGCAATTGAGCCTGCAGAGCCAACATATCTGACTGCGTACTGTCTATTGCCCGTTCACCGGTAGGTGTGCGGTATTGTGGTCCTTTCGGGGTTTTCGGGTCCTTGAATTGCTCGTTAATCCGTTGAATCTGTTTATCGCGTTCTGCTGCAGTCTTGATGATGCCGTTGTTAAAGGCTTCGTTCGTCTGCCGTATTAATTTCGCACGCTTTTCCTCTTTGGTCTGCAGCGTGGTAGCCAGTGCGTCCTGTTGCTGCGCAAGGCGTAAACGCTCCTGCTCATTTTCCTTTTGCTGCTGGCCAATGGCCTGAATACCTTTCTCGGCACCGCGGCGCAGGCTTAGTGCATCAAGCTGGAAGTTAAGTAAATCCAGCTCATCACGCCAAGCTTGCAGCTTGCCGTTCTTCTGGTTGTACCCGGTACGTTCAGAGTTTGCGATCTGCGCCTGAATACTTGCCGCCCGGGATTGCAATTCTGCGGTCGCTTCTCCGGCCGTCTTGTCACGGAAAACGCCCGTGATGGCATCCCACATGCCGCCAGCCATATCCTTCAGCGTTCGCATATAAGACTCAACCGAAGAAAGCTCAGTTTTCATCTTCACTGCGGCGCCATGCATCGCATCAGCCGCAAGATCTGAGGCCAGTTTTACGGCATCCATTTGCCGCCCTTGGTCCTCTAACGAACGGATGTTGGCATATTGCTCTGCTGTCAGGAAATGTAGACTTTCATTCAGCGCCAAAATGCCCTGGCTGGGATCTTTGGCTATCGCTGTAAACTTGCCAGCCAATACATCCAGCCCCTCGCCACTTTCTTTGGAATAGGCGGCAATAGCCTGACTCACCTGTGAAAAGTTGGTGCCGGATGTGGCACCGGCCGCGATGAGAGCCTTCAAAGAGTCGGTCACAGCGGTAAAAGACTGGCCGGCAGCCGTGCCTTGGTAGACTAAATCCTGCAGACCCTGTTTCGTTAACCCGGAAACACCATTGGTCCGCACCAACTCACGGTTAAGATCAGCGATCCGCTTGCTGCTGTCGTAAGCATCATAAGCAAGAAACCCCATCACTGCGGCGGTGCCACCAATAAGCAACCGTGCTGGCGTTAACAGACTGAGCATCGCCTTTAGCGCATTTCCTACTCCACCAAAACTATCTTTGATCTGGCCACCCTGCTGAATGGCAACCAACCATATTGGAGCACCCGACGCCAGAGAGGTGGTAATATCAGTGATCTGCATCGGCAGTTGACGCATCGCCATGCGATATTGGCCAGCAGTTATCGCACCGCGCTTCCAGGCATCTTCCTGTTCACGGATCTTGGCGATAAGGGGAGCAGCCTGTTGCGAAACACCCAATTGTGCAGCTTTGTACTCCTGAATCTGTGATGCTGTTTTCCCCTGCAAAGCGACCTGCTCGCGCAACTTCTGCAAGTATTCGTCCTTGGCCTGAGCCGCGGCACGCTCCGCCTGCGCCAATGCGCGTTCTTTAGTTGCAGTCTCTGTTACCAGAGAAAGATAGTCACCTTGAGTAATGTTGCCGGATGCCATGGCAGCCCGGATCTGTTCCTGAATTACCCGGAGCTCTTGCAGGCTATTTTCAGCGCCTTTTACTGCATCAATCTGACGGAAAAATGACGCTGTAAGACGATCCTGTGCATCGCCGGTCACTTGGGATTGTTGCTGCTCCTCCCTCAGTCGCGCACTGAGTTCAGCGATACGTTGATGTGTTTCATCGACAGCACGCGATGCTTCAGACCACTTCCCTTTCATGCCATCCACAGCAACAGCTTGGCTGGCCTGCATCTTCGTGGTGGCACCTGCGCTATTTTCAGCTATCCCACTGATCGTTGCTGCCTGGCGTTCTGCCAAACGACGCATGCGATCGGTAGACACATCCGCCTTTCGGCTTGACTCGAGCAATTGGCGCTCTACCCGGCCCATCTGCTCCTGAAAAGAGACTGTGTTTGCATCCAGATTGACGACAAGATCAGCAATCTGTTCCGCCATAGCGTACCCCTCCGAAAATCCCCTCCCCGATCAACATCAGTTCATCGTCTGTTTGCTCTGTTTCCGGCTCGGGGGAGGTTAATATGCTGAAATCACCGGGATAAATTTCTTCGTCACCGGACGTAAACAGAGCCACCATGGTTGCTTTGAGTGAAGAGAATTCTGCATCAAGCAAAGCGTCAGAAAAGCGGTTTTCCCGGTAATATCCTGCCCACTCGCCAAGCTCCGTCGCACTGATCTCTGAAAGCATTCGCCGCCAGTCCGGGCGCTTAAACTCGCGCGCCAGGCACATAGCAAAGTGGATTTCGGAGGCTAGAGCTTTTCCGGGGTAAGGTCTTTCTCCGGTTCTGGCAGGGCATGTTCATCGGCATTTGAAGGTTCAACTTCGGCCGGTATCATATTGCTCAGCTGCAGGACCTTCTGGCTGCAGCTGGCAATAGCCGCCCCGGACCAATCCTCCATTACAGCCTGACGCAGGGTTTCAACCTTTTGTTTTTTGTCACTATGATAAAGTGATGCGGCCACTAACCAGGCGTTAATGCGTAATTGCATTGTTGTAAAAGCGATATTTCGATCAGAATCACTGATGTCTTCAGGAAGTGCGTCGAACTCATCTGCCGTATTTTTTATAAATGAAAGGTATTCAATTCGTTGCAATCCTGAAAGCTCACTAATCTCGACCTTATGATCTGCATAGTCAAACGTGTCTTTTTTCAGCATAAATCCACCAATAAAAAACGCCCCTTTCGGGGCGCTGAATTAAAAAATTAAGCAACAGTGACTTTGGCAATGGCCACCAGAAGACCATCATTTGTCATCCCGATGATATCCACGCTACCGGCTTTGACGCCTTTCACTTTAGCCACATTGCCATTTTGAGTTACCGTGGCAGTTGCTGGCGCAGAGGTGCTTACACGCAAACCAGCATCAGTTGCATTGGCTGGCAGCACGCTAAAGGTCAGGTCTACCGTTGCACCCACTGCAACGTTTGCAGTGGTCGGCGCTACGGTCACACCAGTGACAGGCACTACTGGCGAATCACCGTCTTCGGCAATGTATGGCCGCCCGGTATTGGTCACCTTGATGGAACGGGTGATCACCTCTTTAGCCGTCACGGTTTTGCCAAGGCTGCTTACCCAACCCTTAAACACATCAACGGCACCATTCGGATATTTGATCTTGTAACCACGGACCTCACCAGAATGGAACCACGCCACCAGACCTTGCTGGCCTGTTTCGCCAGGCTTCCAGGCTAACGTCAGGTTAGCCTCACCGGCAGACTTCGCCCCCTGAGCTGTCGCGTTCCAGTCGGCGTCTTCATCATCAAGATAACTGTCATCATAGGAATCAGCGGTAATTTCCCCTGGTTGCAGTTCCTTGATCTTCGCCAGCCGCGTCCAGCCAACATCACTGAGCGGGTTGCTGTACGGGTCACCGCTGCCCGTATAAAGCCAAAAAGTTGTCCCGGCGCCTTTTACCGGCGCCAAAGGGTTTGGAGTTGTCATTATCAGGCTCCTTACAAGGTATAAGTTAGTTGGTAGGAAAGGTCGGCAGCACCCCAGGTGGCCATTTCATCGTCCCGTTGATAGTCATAACCAACTGGATGCATGGTTTCCGCCAGGCTTGCCATTGCGGGGATATCTGCAAGAACGGGGTAGATTTTCTCCTCAACCCACAGATCAAGCGCGGCATCCGGTTGGCTTGCTTTCAGATACACCACGATGTGCAAAATGGCTCGCCAACAATCCTCATCGAGCGAGGAACCTGTATATCGTGCGTCATCCAGAAAAACGGCCATTGCAGGCAAATCGCTTTCTTCAATAAACGCTGGACGACCATCAAAATAAGTCACATCTTCACTGTTCATCGAACGGCATCGGTTCAGCACAGCATTGCGGATCTCTGCATGCTTAATCATCACACTCTCCTCACTAGATAAAGCCGCAGCTGATTTTTAAGGGCGTACCCCATTTCTTTTGCCATATCCGATTGAAGCAAACGTCGAGTTTCCTCCTCGTAGGCTTTGGTTAATGGCGACACCAGCGGAATTTTGACGACTTCGATCGGAAAGCGTGAGCGCCCGACACGCCTCATGACATGCCATCGCCCGTTTGCCAGTTGTTGAATAAAGGCATTGCGGAAGGTATAGCGCCCAACCTTCAGCACGCTCCCCTGCTTGCCCACAAAACCAACTCGTCGGGATAGCTGCATACGTGCTGCGCCCAATTTGATCGCGGGTAGATTCCCGCGGTTGATTGAAAGCACAGCCCGCGGAGGGTTTTGCTCCGCACTGGCCTTACGAAGCCGGGCACGTTGCCGGATCAATTTTTGCTGTACTCGCACATCCTCAGCCACCAGCTTGGTACTGCGGCTGATTGCCCGTCCCGCAACGCGGTTGAGCGATTGTGCCGTTGCTTTCGGTACCATTGATTTATTGAGGGTGTTCAGATTACGAATGGCCTGTTCAATGCCTTTCATGGCTGCTCCCCTATTCAATCCAGATATGCGGCTTACCGTTGAAGAGCTGGTAACGTGTCACGATGTAGGTTTTCCCGTCAAACGCCACCGGGTCATTGCGACGGGGCCGGTATCCCGCGGTGAACACCACCAGCGAAATTCCGTCACCACTCATCGCCTGCAGTTCGGGAATAAAGTGGGCTTCCACAGCAATGTGGTCAGCGCCCCCCAGAGTGACAGGCTTGCCAAGCCGGGATTGTGTGACGCTATCCATCCTGGTAGCCATCCTGTCAAACGGGTTAGCCATTGATTTTTACCGACACCACAGTCGCGTCTTTAGCTGCTGCCTCCCAGGCATGACCTGCAGCGACTGCATCAACATCAGACAATTGCACCACGCCGCCTTTAATAAACACCTTCTTACCGGCCGGGATGACATCGGCCGGCAGTTTAGGCAGTTGGAACACGCCGGAAGCAAAACCATCACCGATGCGCCCTTTCGGGATATCCGTGATCGCCACAGCGACCAAATCCCCCACAACAACAGGATCGCCGCTGGCGATATCCGCAGCCGTGGCGGTGATAGCAATGGTGTTACCGTCTTGCATGAAGTTCTTAGCCATTTGAAACTCCCCGTACGGCCCTCGGAAGGACCGGATTTCAGGTATAAAAAAAGCCCGTCAGGGCTGTCATGTTTTGCGATGCTGGCTTATTTACCGGACGAATAAGTCAGGCCGCGGTGATCAATCGGGGCCACACCGGCGTCAATCCGCACCTTGGTCGCGATGCCGTCAGTGTTGAAACCTTCCATCTGATCGATATAAGGCAAATCAACACCGTTGAGATACGCAACCTCAATAGTGTCGCTACCCTTGGCTGAGGCCAGATACCAGGCTGCTGGATCGGCATCGTCAAGGCGCGGTTCGCCAATTATTGAGGCAAAGTTTTGGATAGGGTTGTTAATGCCAGCATTGATATCTGCCCCTTTCACGCTGGCCGACTTGATTGTCTGGTTGGCAAGCGTCTCAAGAGCGGTCGGCACCAGCAGGAATGCCGGGCGAATGTTCAGCATGCGACCGGTAGTCGGTTCTTTTTGCGTACGCATCAACTGGCGGGCTTTATCCAGGTTTGCGACGTCAATAGCCCCGGTGGTCATGTTTTTATGGTCTGCACTGAACAATTTTTTACCGTCAGACATGGCTTTGTTATCCACCAAGACGGCATAGACCAGATCCCCGATCGTGGCCTTTGCAGCACGGCCCATTTTCATCGGCACATCTGTCAGTTGGTTGAGATCGTCGTTAATGATGGCCTGTCGGGTGATAGAGAAAATCTCACCATAGGTGGCCAGTGCAATTCTCTCGCCACGATCGCCGGTGGTAACATATTTGTACTCGGCACCTTCACGCACCTGGCGCAACGAAGGGAAGCCGCCCAGTCCGACGCGAGTCGCGGTTTTAAAGTCGGACAGTTGGCCTTTCTTAGTCCACTGCTCGTAAGTTTCGTCTGCTTCTTCCCACCCCTGAAGAATCGACTTATTCGCCACATCCAGCAGAATGTTGCCAAAATCGGAGGTGCTGTGTGTCAGCGCCAAACCGACCATTTGAACCGGGTTTAACGTCGAAACGCTGATCCCGCGCTCGGTCAGCGACATACGCGCCAACTCGCGCAACGTCATACCGTTATAGGCATTGCTGTTGTCACGCTCTTCATAGCCGGCGCGGGCCATCAACATCTGGCGGACACCATCGCCAACAATGTTCCCGTTACTGATATGCGCTTGTGCGCCGATCGTGGTTTTGTCTGACGGGGTAGTCCCTTTACCCAGCATTTCCAGCAGTTTGTCTTTTGCCGCGGAGACGGTGCAATCAATATCAGCGATGCAGCTCGCTTGCAGCTCCTGATGCTTACCGCCAAACATAGCAAACAGGTTATTGATATCGGTCACACGGGCCTTTTGTTCTGCCACCACCTGTGCACGGATTGCGGTAGCATCCACGCTATTTTCAGGTGCGGACGGTACTGGTTGTGGCGTAGGCTGCGGAGCCGGAGTCGTGCTGTTACGCGGCGGGGTGATCAGGTTACGGATAGAATTTGGCATTTTTTCAAAATCCTCAATGCGTTTGGAATGAATACAGGCCATGGCCTGCAGAGAGGGAATGACCTGATCAGCGAAACCTAAAGCAAGGCATTCTTTGCCATCCATCCAGGTTTCATCATCAAGCATGGCGGCAACTTCCTCCGCCGATTTTCCCGTTTTGGCGACATAGGCCGGGATCAACACGTTTTCGACTTTATCCAGCAAGTCGGCGTAGTCCCGCATGTCGTTGGCATCGCCGCCGGCGAAGCCCCAGGGCTTATGGATCATCATCATGGTGTTTTCGGGCATGATGAGCGGATTGCCGACCATCGCGATCACCGACGCCATGGAGGCCGCCAGGCCGTCAATATATACAGTGATCGCGGCACCATGGTTTTTCAGGGCATTAAAAATGGCGATACCATCAAAAACGTCGCCACCCGGGGAGTTGATATGCAAGTTAATTTGGGTGACATCGCCCAAAGCCTGCAGGTCTTTAACAAACTGCTTGGCCGTGATCCCCCAGTAGCCGATCTCGTCATAGATGTAGATATCGGCGGCGTTGTTGGCCTTGGCCTGCATGCGGAACCAGGAGTTATTTTTTCCGGCGTTCGCTTTCGGACGACGATTCGCCCTGTTTCGTTGCTTCGGCACTGGTGCCTCCTTTGTCGTTGGCGGGATCGGTATCAAACACCAACCCCAGCTCGTTGTTTTCGTCAATTTCAGCTTTGCGCCGGCGCTTAACTTCAGACGGGTTGGCACCGCGAGAACGGATCCAATCGCTTTCTGTAGCCGCACCACCACGTACCTGCACTTTCCAGCCGTTAGCCTCTTTCAGTGGGTCAATCCAAGGCATCACCGGGCCGCTGTAAACAGCATTGAACAGTGATTTAATATCGAGGTCAGGGGGTGTTTTGATCACACCAGACGTGATCGCCATCTGCAGCCAGTTGCGGTAATTCGGACGGGAAATGGCCGCAACAAATGAGTCTTGCAGGATGTTATAGCCTTCGAATGACTCCACCAGCTCTTGCCGTTGGGATGAGTAGGTGCCGTTATAGTCCCGTGCGATGCTGGAGTAACTGCCACGACTGCCTGCAGATACCGCTCGCAACTGCCCATTACGGAAGTTTTCAAGATTAGGATTGGGCCGATCTGATTTGATCATGCCGATATCTTCACCTGGCTGTAACCCATCAAAGAGCATGCCCGGCACGATATCCATTTCCCGTTCTTCTTTGTCTTCGCTTTCTGGATACGACTGGCCATCGCCTTTTTTAACGTACATGCCAAGTGCAGCTGCAATACGTGCGGCCGTCAGTTCTGCATCTTCGTAATCCTTCAGCGCACTGAGACGGATAAGGATGCCGGACAACAAACTGTTGCCCCTTATCTGGTGAAGTCGGCGCACAAACTTCAAGTGCAACATGTTGTCAGCGTTGATTTCTTTGGTATCACCCAACGCGATACCCGATGTGGTAAGTGATTTATGAACCTGGTACTTGATAGGTCGTCCCCAGGCATTGAGGAAAACCCCCTGGCACAAACCTTTACCACTGTCATTGCTTTCCAGAGGCACGAAATCGGGCTCCAGCGCCTCCAACCAGAATGGCACCCCTGCCTGCGGAGTAAGCCCGGCGACTTTCCCCTGAACCATCTGGCAGAACACTTCGCCGTCACGCAGCCAGGTTCGTGCCAGTAACCGCTCCATCACCGGCCGGGTATATTGACCAGTGACTTCAGGCGCTACAGACCACTCCGCCCAGGCCGCACGGATTTCTTTAGCCAGATCGTCCGCCACCGCCCCCGTTAGCAATAAGGGCTGCGGCTCAACAATAATCCCTCGGGCGCCGACAATCCTCTCCTCCATCTTGTCCAGCAAACCAATCACCAGATCATGGTTGTTGTCCAGCCAACGTGCTTGTTCGCGTAAGGAGCGCCCACCAAACTGCGTCAGCTGATTAGCGTTGCGGTTCTCCCGGCGGGCCTTGTGGGTTCGTGTCGGCATCACCGCCTCATAAGCAGCAATCTTATAGCGAGCTTGCAACCTTCCCGCTTTCCAGCCAGGGGAAATGATGCCGATCACGTCATCGATAAAACTCATGGTAACCTCGCCACTTTGTACATCGGCCGTCCGCGGCGCGTCGCTGTCAGACTCGTCAGCCGCCGCTCCCAGGACTCTCTGCCCTTGCGGATTTCTGACAAATTTTCCATCGTCATGGACTGGCCGTTAAACGTGATCGACTTTCCCTCCAAGACTGCTAATTCTGCATCCAGGTAGCGCTGGATCATGTTTTCAATATCGGCCTGATTCATACCCACCCTCCAGATGAATTTATGGGTGCCCACGCTGAAGGTTTACTTTCAGGGGCTGCGGTGTCTTTTTGTTCGGTAATTCTTTCCGATGTGGCAAGAGGAACAAATTTAGGTGAGGGAATTGGGGTTTCAGTCATTTCAAATGGTTGCGCCCAAGGTGGCGGTTTTTCCCATTTGATCTTCTCGTAGCCACGCAATATCACCAACGCATGGGCATAGACCATCAGGTCAAATGCCTCGTTGGCACCACGGCCCGGTTTCTTCCACTTACCGTCTGGGCAACGCTCTTCATACGTCAGCTCGTCATAGAACCACTCGCCGATCCAATCAGGAAAATGCACATAGTTAGGCCCCACCGTATAACGTAGTAGCGCGTTATTGATCCGGTCTTTTAGGGCATTGGTCTGCAGTAGATATAGAGGTACATCCCCACGAGCTTCCGCACGCCGGTTGGAACGGCCTGTATTATCGGGGAATGTTTTACTGATCAACTTGCTGCGGGCCTGACTGTCACCCTTGAAGAGATAAACACGCTTATGTACCCCATCACGGCGGCACTTACGCCAGAATTCATACGCATTACCCGTTACACCGTCCTCACCGCCGGAGTCCACAGCCATGGCCAGCACGGGTATATTGATGTCGGGGTTCCTGTCCATCGGCCAGACTTTGTCCAGCACATCAGTTCGCAGCAAATCCCAGTCTTCAAGATAAGCAGCAGGGTCAATCGGCAGGCTTTCGCCATTCTTGTCAAATCGCATCGACTGCCTGATGTTGTAGCGGTCCACCAGCCAGCGCTCGCCATGAGCGCCATATCCCATGATCTGAACGACAAAGCGACGATTTTTGCCCCCCTGGACGTCTACCGTTGCTACAAGAAAACGAACGCCCTCTGGTACAGCACGCTTGGTGATCTCTTCCGCCCTGGCCATCAGTGCTTCTGACTTTCGCTGCTCAGAGGCTGACTTCGGCAAATATGGCAGCCCCCAGTCAGTATTGATGACTGCTTTCAACGTTTCTTCACTGTCGGTCGCTTCAAACGTTTGCTCAGCCGTCAGTAATTTGTAAACCAGCTGCGCCCAGGTCTGGTATGCAGCTGCGGGCCCTTCCATCCAAAATGATGCAATACGTGACCTCCGAACGTCGCCGTACCTTTCCCCATTGGCCCTTATTTTTTCACCGTCCTTTAGCCATACCCCCCGCCCGTTAAGCTCTCGCTTTTGGTTGGCGTCAACCCGGCCAGCACAGTGGGGACATTCAAGGTAAGCGGCTTCACTGGCTATCACCGGATCCGTATGTTCGCGGAATCCTGTCATGTTGGATTTAGTTGGTTGGAAATATTCGCCGCAATGTGGACACGGCCAGTACCAACTGCGACGGTCGCCACGGTTGTACAATGACAAGATCCCGGTCGTTGGTGGTGCTTCGTGAGGTGAAGTCTGTCGCCATTTACCGCTGATCTCCCGCCCGGGGGAACTTTCAACCAGCGTCATACCTGAAGACATAAAAGTGGTGGTACGCTTGGATGCCAGCGTGAACCCATCGCCTTCCCCGTCAATATCGTCTGGCCAGCGGTCATAATCCGTCAGGGCAACAAAACGATAATCCGAAGAAGACATGATGTTGACTGACGGCCAGCCGATTTTCAGGTAATTGCCGGCCCGGAATGTTTTGTCATGAACGTTATTATCATTGGTTCGTGGGCTAAGACGTTCCGCCACCTTTTTGCTGACACGAAATGTCCTGTCGAGGCGCTTTTTTGAATGCTCGCGGGCTTTCTCTTCTGTCATCTGGATCAACAGGAAATCGGCAGGGTCACAAACAATGGTATAGACAATCCAGCCATCGATTAGCCCCACCGTTTTTCCCGTACGCGCAGGACCAACAAACACCACTGCATCATATTCCCGTGATGCCAGGCAGTTCATCGGCTCAATGATATAAGGGGTTAGCGTGGGATCCCACGGAAGTGAACTCCCCGCCCCCATCGGTACCCGCATAAATTTGGTCACTGCCTCCGCCACAGGCATACGCCGGGGCGGTTTCAGCAAAGTGGCCACTTCACGGCGCAGAGCACTGGCCGATGCGTAACAATTAACTGTCATCGTCGCCATCCTCAATCGTCATGACTTCTGCAGCCAACATTTCCCGCATTTCATCTATTGCAACTTGCGCCTCGGCTATTTGGTCAGGCCGCCAGCCTCGGTCACGCTCTAACTTATCTGGCCAGGTATCAAGCACCTGAGAAATGCCTTTCACCAGTAACGCCATTTCACGATGGGCTTCTGACGCAGGGAGCAACTGTTTAAGTGATTCTTCCAGCTTGATGCGCTCGTTTTCCGACTGGTACCAATCCTTGCGGTCCTTCGGCCCCATCTTGTCAGGGTTTTGAATATCATCGATATCGCCAGGCTCACTCACACCGAACAACACCGGCCCTACATCTTTCAGGGAATAAACAGGGTTGCCTCTCACCGTATCGGCGATCGGCGCATTGGCTTCAAGCAGCCGCTTTCTTACCGTGCCGCGGTTCAGCCCAAAAGCCTCAGCAATCTTCGCTACGCTCCAGTTGTAGGCGTCCCCCAGATTGCTGATATTGGACATTGACACCTCACGTTGTCAGGTGAAGTCACGATTTATTTCGTTAACTCAAAGGGTTGCAAACTGGTCAGATGACAGTGTTATTTTGATTTTGTCACCTGAAATACGTTTTAATCTCTATATATCAATTAGTTATTTCACCTGCTGCTGACAGCATGAAAATTCAAAAACTAGCCGTTTTCCGCGAGTCCGCCGCCCCGTGGCAGGGGTCCCCCCTCGGGAGTACCTTTCGATAATGGTTATCATTCACAATCAATGGCGATGTACATCGGTCTGCCGATTAGCTGTGGACAGGTAGGTGCGGGAAATGGCTGCCATGCATTATCGATGGCACTCAGTGAATGCCACCTGTAATGCTATGTAGGGTCACGCAGGAAACTTTGAATAAACTCTTGGCGCGGATGCCGGTAATTCAACAGCTCCTCCGGCATCTTCATAAAGCGGTTGTCAGCGTTCTTTACCGTGACAAAGCAACTATGTACCCCGCACACGCTCTGATCTATGCGTTCGTCATACTCAAACAACAATTTAGCCATCTTTTCCTGCCACTCTGTGGGCATCGCCTCCATAAACACTCGGGGCATTACGCAGAATGAGGAATATGACAGCCCAAACCACAGCTGTAGGTCTTTACGATCAGCATTGTCCATCGTCTTTACCTTTGTTATTTCGCGGCGGCTTCCCGCCATTGGTTCAGCGTGGCCACCTGGCCAGCGCAGATTGATAACGCTGTTTGTAGTGCCAGTGCATGACTGCCAATATCACCCCAGGTGTCACCCTGCAGCGTTGGCTGTTCGCATTTCTTGAATACTGACTCAGGGGGTAACAGGATAACCGGCGCGGCTGGCTGTACTGTCGGACTGGTGCATGAGGTCAAGCACAGCACCAGGAGCAATCCGGCGAGCGCACTCATCGTTTTTGATAGCATCCCGGTATTTCCTTTGATAGATATCGGCCTGCTGGCGTAGTTGCTGTTCCTGTTGTTGCTGTGCTGCCATCAGTACGCGGTTCTGTGTGTCCTGAGTTTGCAGTGTAGAAATCAATCCGGCCTGCTGGTCCAACATCTTCTGTTGTTCCGCGTTCTGCTGGCGCGTCAACTCCAGTCGGTGCGACAACAACGAGCTATAACCACCAAGGCAGATCGAAACCACCAGCATAATCAACAGGCCGCTGCCCGCTAATTTAGTCAACCAGCCACTCATAGCAAAACCTTGCGGGCGATGTCGTAACGGGCCTGGCGATCAGACAATCCGTTCAAGCCACCGTTAATGCGTTGCGTAACCCATTCGATATCGTTGGCATTGCGGCTACAGTCGAGAGACTTCCAGAACCAGCCGGCTGATCGCATCGCGTTAGCGTCGCTTTCCAACTGCCGGGGGTTTCCTACCAGGTCAAGCTTCAACGCGGTACCGCATGCCCGGTAATTATCCTGACCGGTAATCTGAATCAGTCCACGGCCGCGATATTTCCACCCGTCACCGCGTGATTTGTTGCCCAGGCGATCGGCGTATACCAGATTGGCGATAGCTTCCTGATTGGCTGGGTGCGCAGCCGTGCGGCCCAGCATATCCGACTGATAAACCGTAATGCGCTTTCCAAATGTAGCCAGCAGGCCTTGCGGCGTGTAATTCAGGTTTTCCGCTGTCCGGGTGAATCCGCCAGACTCATGTCCAACCTGTGCAATAAACATTGCCTGCGCTGCAGGTTTGGTTATGCCGAACTCAGCGAACGCGGCGATCATGTGCGGATACCAACGCGCAGCTAATCCGGCGCTTATACCAGCCGCCTTTTGAAAGTCGTTTTGTGTCATTGTGGCCTCAGGGAGTACAACAGCTTCGCGATATTCCCCTTAACCCGGTACAGCGCGATGCAGATAATTAGGTTGGCAGCGATAACGCCCCAGTGAGTGTCCTGATACTGCTGGGCTATGAAGCGGAACGGGATCCATGAATAAACCGCGATGAGGAACCATGCCAGCCAGGCCACCCATGCCCGGTGCCGGTACCCCGTCTTTCTGAAGAAAGCCAGCCGGCAGACAATGGCCGAGCACAGCAGCACATTCAGTACCACCATCGGATCGCTTTGTGTCAGACGAATCCACATCAGCGCTAACTCGTTAGTTACCATTCGAACCTCCTCGCCACTTGCTAAACAGTGACGTCGGATCCTCCATCTTCTCACTGATGAAAGTCAGCAATTTGACGGCCACCGCCGAAATGATCAGTGCGCCGAGCGGCTCTAATGGGGTGTCGTTGTAATTCAGCCACCCCGCAAGCTTTGCCCCTGTGACACTGGCACCCAGAACACCGGTACCGAAGGAAACGACAAAAGAGAATGCTTGCCGGATACGCGGGATATCTTTGGCCTGGGTTACGTAGAACATCGCGCCAATAAAGGCGCCGAAGATGATCCCGTAATCAACGCCTGCCGCCGGTGCCGCAGCGGTGGCAATACCAAACGACACACCGGCGGCGGTGGTTAATGGATCGGACATCGTTACTCCTCATTGCTGTAATTGTCCTCTCCATACCGAGGGCATAAAAAAGCCGCGGTCTATGCCACGGCTAATAGGGTTCAGCCACCAACCGTAAACGAGTCGGCGAAACGGGGTGTGCCAGGTGTGTGTCGGATGTTGGCTGGGGCTGAAATGAAAAAGCCCCGGCGGTTAGGCCAGGGCTTTATTGAGCAGTATGTAATTAAACTTGCGCTTGGGGTGCATGCCACATCATTGTACTTCCATTATGGTTTTCAATGATTTTAACTGCTGAACTGCTTCCAAACGTATGCATATAGCTATGATGAATGGTTAGAACAAGGTCTTGTAGCTTCTGATCGTCTTCTAACGCAACAATCTTAAGGCCTATATCTCTGGCCTTATCCATGTGGATGTGCCGAGCATGTGCATAAGTCGTCGAGTGATCGTTCAGCTTAGAACAGATATATTCAGCCTTTTGCTGTGCATCAGCATCATCGGCAAACATTCCAGATACCAGCCAATCAGATACAATCTCAGAAGCCCATTTAATCGCCTTCTCGCATTCACCAATAAAAGTTGGGTGTAGTTTTTGCAGATTGAACTGCCAAAAGGCAAGCAAACGATGATCTTCCAGTATGTCTTTCTTAGCTTTATCTACTTCTTCAAGAATGCCATGGGCTGGTATACCACCCATTTGGGGGTCGAATGGACCAATATTCGACTGTTTGCCCATGACGATCTCTTTCGCACAGCAGGCCAACATCGTACCTGCTGACATCGCAATCATAGGAACAAAAGCACGGATATTTGTCCCAAACTTTGCCCGTAAATACTGACCGAGAGACTCCAGCGCTGCGATGTCGCCACCAGGTGTGTGGATCAGTAGATCCAACCCCTTGTCAGGATCCATGCCATTTATAGCAGACATAAATCCATTTTTATCATCATCCGTCATGGAGAGCAGGTGACTGATTGACTGTGTGTTTTTCTGCAAGAATCCAGAGTAATAAGCAATAACATTGCGCCCAGTATGCTTTGACATTTTAGTGATATATTTTTTTCTCACTACATCAAGCGGACTTGTGCGCTGGCCGAGAACAGACATCTCGGCCAGTACTTCATTCCAATTTGGCATATTATTTTTTTAGTAGCTATACATCACATAATTATTTGCTTGATCATTATTCAAGCCGCTATTGTTTGTACCAGATGAGTAGTTAACGCCTGTTTGCTCAATCAACATTTGATGGGACATCACTACCCTTTTGGCAAACTCAAAAGGCGACTCTGTTGGGTTGTACTCTGCGGGTTGGATCTCAAATTGTGTGTAAAGTTCTGCTGCTGTCATAGCTGCATCCTCTCCATTTACTACATATGGTTTCAAATTTCTGAAAATACACAACATGTAGTGTTCGCTGTAAGCCAGATACGAAAAAACCTCCGTAGGGAGGTCAAGATTGCTTTAGTTATGAGCTAAATATGATCTTAACCTTCGTTTTTTGCAACCGATATTGCATAGATTATTATCGATTTTCGGAGATTTCTTGACGTAATGATTGTGCTGAGAGGTTGCCCCTTCCCAACACATGATCATATCCACAGCACTTTGTAAAGGACATCCCTCTACGCTTTATGGAGCTTCAAACAACAGAACCACTCTAAAAAACAAAACCCCGCCAAGACGAGGTTTCTTATTTTGGTGCCGGTCATTACATTTGTGGCACGATATCAAATTAACGCTAAATATGGCCTATTTAATTAACTTTTGCAAGACATTGCTGCGAAAATATCGATTTTTGTTGTGATCGTGATCTCGACAGTGAAACTAAACCATCTCGATCCAACCTCAGGAAGACACTCCGCATGCTTGACCAATAACCGTTGTAATTCTTCGACCAATTCGGTGCAGACACCCCTACCAGCTCGGCGAGGTCTTGAAGCTGATATGTGGCAAGCCCCTTAATATCTGATCTAACATCCTGCGCGGCCAGCCAAATTAAGGCCTTCAACCTATCCAGCGTTTTTGCAGCCACCTTCTGACCACCAAGGCTCTCATTGAATTCTGACCAGCCCCACCTGGTAATTTCAATCTGATGTTTGAAGTCCAGATCATGTGCATAGCACCAGGACAGCCAGCTGCGTTGATGCCCAACCAGCGGATATGCAGCGCGGCGCCATGAGGTTGCTGAAAATGTTTCTGGATCTATCAGGGCAATGGACCCAGAACTAGGCCGCGTTTCTGTACCCGGTACCGGGTTGCTATGAACAACAATCCTTGTGCCGTCTGGCTCTACAATAGTGCGCCGCTTGCGCTTCAATCGCGTTGTGCTGACCTGTGTTGAATCACTGAATGCCTGTAACTGCCCTTTGGTCTTCCCGCTTAGGTCAGCTGTTGCCATCATGAAGCTCTCGCGAATGTACTGCAGATATTGCTGGGTCACGATCATGCTTTAATCTCCAGACGTCTGGCCCGCATGCCAGCTCGCCTATTACTCCACACTTATGAAATTGCACCGACCGATAACGAGTAGTCGATGAACCTGAACCACACCTCGATCTGACTGCCGTACTCTTCTTCCCACCGTGACAGGTCACGATGCAACTCATCGTGATGTTTCCGGCATAGCGGGATAGTAAAAAAATCATGTGCCTTGGTTGCCATGCCGCCCTGGCCATGACCAATGATGTGATGAGGGTCATCAGACGATCCGCCACAACATGCGCACGGCTGCGACTTCACCCACTTGGTAAATTTCTCGCTCGTCCAGCGTTCACGCTTCGGTATCTTGAATAATGCCTTTGGCGGCTCCGGATCGATTACCAACACCTTTGCAGCCTTCTTGGCTATCTCGGCGATCATCTGGCTTGGTGCCAGACTGGGTGTTATATCGGCCTCTTTCCGGGTACCTGATGGGATTGTGGTCGGCTTGATACGCAGTGATGCCGCCGAGACATTCTCAGGTAACAGATCGATGACCTCATTAACCCAGGCCCACCAGCACAGTTCCGGCAAGGTCAGTTGGTGGCTCTCATCAAACATGAAGTGAATTCTGGCCCGGTACACCACGAAGTCAGCAATATTTTGCTCTGCTATCGCTGATAGCTCATCCATTGTCTTATCGCGGTACATATGCGAATGGTGCCAGCACAAACGAATAGCACCGGCGCCATAACGCATGGTCTCCATATTCTTGTCGTGATAATCGTCCTCGGCACACTTCCACTGGCATTCGTTACGGCGATCCAGCCAACTCTCCAGGCTGTTAATGCCACCAGCGGCGGAAAGCACACGGTCATGCTGAAAGAACGGACGGAAGCGCGGGTCACTGGCCAACTGCTGTTCAGTGGCTGGTAGTGCGCCTGATGGTAGTTCCCGGAATTCAGCCGGTACTGTGGCCACCAGTACCCGGTCGCCGAACATAGGCAACAGATCGGTGCCTGGCTTTAAGATGACCTGCCCCAGTTCGCGGACAACGATCGGCTTCAGTATCCCTCTCATGCCTGCACCTCGCTGATCCGTAGTTCTACCTTGCCGCCCTTGGTCACTGGCCCCCACTTGGCATCGATGTGTTTAATTTGGCTGTCATCCAGCCACACACCAGCCTGTGTCATGGCGTCAAACAGTGCCTTAAAGAAATTATCCAGGTCGCGACGGGCTTTAGTTGGCGGATAGAACACCACCGCTACAGATATGTCAGCACTGATTGGCTTCGGCCGGCGGCGCAGTTGCTCCATTACCTGAGCGATAGCCTCTGCCTGGAATGCTCTGCCGCGCTCACTGACCAAAGTACGGCCACGGGATGATCCCTTGTTCGGCGAACGCCAGTAGCCGTTAACGCTTGGCGGAAATGGCAAAGTTAAGTTCATGATTTACCCTGCCCTGTTTTCTTCGCCACCAGCTTATCGCCTGCCTCAACCAAAGCCAGGTTTACATCAGCCAACCTGAATTGTGCCGTCTTGATACGCCCCTTGCAGTTCACCTCTTCTCGTTTCAGCTTCTCCAGTCCTTCCCGGTGCTGCTTGATCTCGCCACGCAGTACGCGCAGCTCCCAGTCCAACTTCGTTTCTCCCTTTGCCAACGCTAGCAGGTAGTCGAAGGCATCGATCACGGCACCGCACTGGCGGCATGTCACCTTGCGCTCGTGCTCAGAGACGGATACTGCACCGTGGGCACAGCGCCGGGAAAGTCGCTCGTCTTCCTCGACAAAATTTCGCATTTCTTTGATATCAGCGTTCTCATCGAAACGCTTGGTGAACGCCAGCACCTTGGCGCTGTTGTCTGGGTATAGGGTTTCATCGCTCACAACACGACCTCCACTTTTCCCGGTACCAATATCACCGACTGATCGCACTGATTACCCCAGCTATCCCAGCCATCGGCCTGCTGTCGCGCAAAGAGCTCTATACGAGGCACATCCCCTAGCAACTGAACCAGCTTCTCGCGAAAAGACTCAGGCTTGGCGCTGTGCTCCATGCGTGGTGCTGTGACGTGTTGGCAAATCGATGCATCCAGGCGCGGTGGCAGCTTGCCTTTGACTGCAAACAAGCAGTCTTCGCTGTTGGCTCTGGTCATCCACCCCATACCGATCGCACTCCCTCCCTTCACACGATTGGTTTTGTGCCAGGTGAAGCCCTTCATAGTCATCAGGCGGAAACCCCAAGCTCGCATCACCTGCAGCGCTTCTTCGGGTTGAGTCGGTACCCACCACATTGCCAGCAGGCAAGAATCAGCAGCCAAATCCCACACCGGTAACCGGCAGATGTCCGCGACGCTCATGGTTGGATACTTGAAACCAGCACCGCGCTTTCCATCAGCGCATTTATCGTTGTATGACCATGGTGGATCCGCGTAAATCAGTGAGTATTTCATGCGGCTTGCTCCTCTACGGCTACCAGGCGGTAGAAATAAACCTGCTTGCCTGTGTCCGGATCCTTCAACGTGCGTTTTTCCTTAACCAGGCCATGCACCTTAGGGTTAACCTCACGCAATCGAGCGCTTATGGCCGCTTGGGTATCAGCCACGAAAAACATCATGAACACGGTTCTTTCCAATTCGCGTAACGTCATCCACTTAGCACCGGCAGCAGCCTGAATAACTCGGCCCATTTGGTTTTCTGGGTTGTCCTTCAGCATGCCTGTGAGGATTAGCCGACGGATGCCGCTGTTAACGCGTTCGCTTTCGAATACGTCCACTGGGATCGTTAATTTTTTCATGATGCCAACCTCGCTAAGTCGTTCTCGCTTGCCTTGGTGACCGCTTGAGCCCAAATACCTACGAATGCCCGACGTGCGTCGTAATCACTCATGCGGCCCAATGACCCGGCCATTTCTTTAGCCAGACGCTCCACTTCGTTTTGTGGTTTACGGCGCTGAGAGATCAGGCGGGTGTAAGCCTCGTCTCGCGCAGCGTTGTCAAACTTCTGAACTTTTGGCAGGTCATTAGCCCGCCCCTCTTTCACGCTCAGGTAGCACGTCTCGGTGATCAGGTAGTCGAAGTCCTTTTTGCGCCAGGTCTTGCCTGTGTTGGTGTCTGCTCGGTCTTCCAGCATCCAACGGCATTTTTTGGCGATGCAGCGGAGGTAAGCGCCCCATTTCTCTTCGGTCAGGTCGTATTCTTTCCAGAGCTTGCGCAGCACCTTACGGCGGCTATCAGTGATTTTGATAACCTTGGGCAATTCCGGCAGCGTCGTATGGAATACGCTGAGTACCGTCTGGTAGTCGATTTTCAGAGAGTCATCCGCTTGCTGGTCGGCTGGCTCGGCCAGTTGACCAACAGGTTTTATGATCTGTTTGTTCTGATCTGAGTAATGATCTGTATAGAGATAGGATTCCGCAGAATCGCGGCATTGTTCCTGCACATCTGCGTTTTCCATTCCGTGATTCTGCGTAGTTGATTCCGTGACTTCGCGTTTTCCTTTCCGTGATTCTGCGGATTCCACTACTGGTGGGAAAATCAGGGCAATTAGCTTGTCTCCGTCAATGCGATAATGGTTTTTTGGGGTGCCATTAACCTTACGGGCAGATACCTCAATAACACCCGGCAAATACTTCTTGCGAAGTTTGCTGACAACACGTTGAACCTGATCCTCACTGACACCGCGTAATTCACTCGCAAGCTCTTCATGCGTTTTGTAAAACCAGCCGTTGTCCTGTGATGACTTTCCTGTCCAGAACACCAGTTGATTCAATACGGCAGCCAAGGCAAAAGCCTGCTGATCGCTGGCAAAAAAATCCAAATACGGCCCAGGGATCACGATGCAGTTCTTCTGCCCAGACATGGACTGAACTACCTCGAATATTCTGCTCATTCCTGTACCTTCTTGAATTTGGTACCAAAGTCCCGGCGCGGGCATGCGCAGTCATACGGGTATCCTGGACGCCGGAAAATGACACGCTGGTTGACCTGAACGACACCAATCACACGGACAATTACGCCGTGACTGTCACGACAATCCATTTCAAACGGCACGATTACCTCGTTTTCCATTGGATCCCCCTTTCAGGTGTTTTGGTGTGTTGAAACGGCAGTACTGCCGGGCTTGAGTAAGGCAATCGTCGTAGATGCGCCCCTTTCTGCTGGCTTGAGACATACGGCGATAAAGATCGACCGCCTCCTCTGCCCCCCCCCTGGCGACATCTTCTGGGAAGTCTTCGCCAACCAACTGCGTCACGACGTTCTTGCGAATGAATTCGATAGGGTTCATAGGCATGCTCCCGGCGCCGGAAGTGCCAAATACTTAAAGCGATCCACAACTTCCTGCAACGCGCTGTGGGTGACAGGCAACCAGCCGCCCGGTATTCTCATCACATAACGCAACGGCACTGGCGGTTTAGCGCAGCTTGCAGCTACACAACGAAATTGCCCACGCAAACGAGATTCTGTTACTCTGTTCATGCGTTAATTACTCCACACGTTTAGTTAATGCGCCCGACGCCACAGACCGCATATCTGTGGCGTCACCCTCTCCAAACAACATCTCTGTAACGACCATGATTTCTGCCACTAAACACTGCACCCGATAGCCTTTGGCCTTCATGCGTCTGCTTTCTTCGCGATCCAGAACACCGTCTGATGTTGACTCGTTATGGAAGCGAGCGAACTGGCCCAGAGACGCCAGCAGATCGTTAAATTTGTAAAGCAGCTCCTCATTGCCCATCTGCTCAATTTCCGGCAGCTTCACGAATACGCCACCAGCGTGCTTACACATCGCCTCAGTGATATCGCTACGGCCAGATATAGCTTCCATCTCAACAGCCATGCCCAGCGGCACAACCTGCCCTGATACCTGGCGCACGCGGTTACGAAGCGCGTTCTCGGTACCAGCCACCGGATCCAACTGCTGCGCCATTGCGCTGTACTTACCCGGGAACTGAGTGATCAGCTTGTGTATCGCGTCGCTGATGTCGTCCTGGGTAGGAAAGTCTTTGTTGTCCACAAGGTTTCTCCGCTTCTGTGGTTTTTGTTAACCGGTGATATGGTTAGTATTTGCTTGCTCAGACCTAATGGAGTCAGTGGTTTTGTTACTTGGGAATGGCCGGTTCTCTTCCGCCTTAACCGTTCCGTCGTCGTAAACCAATACAGTTATGGTTCGGTTTGATTTCAGAGCCTTACTGACAGCGCTCTGATACATGCCAAGATCAGTAGCTGTTTTGGTCTGCCCATGCTCTGAAACGTAATCTGATAGTGGGATACGCTTCATCGTGCTCTCCTTTGATAATGGATTTAGAAAGTATCACCGCTAGTGATTTTAAAGTCAACTCCGCAGGTGTTAGGATGATATTCCTAGCGGTGATAAATTTGTGATATGAAAAAGAAACCGCTATCTGAAGAACAGCTTGAAGATGCACGCCGGTTGAAGGCTATCTTTGAAGCAAAGAAAAAAGCCTTGGGTTACTCACAAGAGTCACTTGGTCATGCCTTGGGGATGGGGCAGTCTGCCGTCAATGCGTTTTTTAAAGGCGTGAATCCTTTAAATGTCAGTAACGCAGCTGCGTTTGCTAAAGCGTTGCATGTGAACGTTCAAGATTTCAGCCCCTCATTAGCAAATGAGATATCTGAAATAGCTCAGGCTATTGGGCCTAACGAGTTAGAATATGCGGGGACAGTACGTGATGGATTGGTCCCTGTTGTTGGTGAAGCTGTTCTTGGAGTAGATGGCTCAGTGGACATGATAGAGTTCCGGGCTGGATGGCTCCGTATATATAGCGCAGATAAAGATGCGTATGGATTAAAGGTGAAAGGCGACAGCATGTGGCCGCGCATCCAGTCCGGTGAGTATGTTGTGATCGAGCCGAACACCCTTATTCATCCAGGTGATGAAGTTTTTGTTCGAACAAAAGACGGACACAACATGATAAAAATCATGAACAAAACAAGGGATGGTAACTATCAATTCACGAGCGTTAACAGCGAACATCGCCCGATTACGCTGTCTGCAGCAGATGTAGAAAAAATGCATTTTGTCTCTGCGATCGTTAAAGCTACACGATATATCGATAACGACGACCTGCCTCGACACACTCCAACCGCTTAACTCCATAAGCCCAAGGTTCACTTGGGCAAATCTAAAATCATTTAAAAATCAATAAAATCACCATTCATGATAAATTATTATCACCTGCGGAGTTGACTTTAAAATCACTTGCGGTGATAGTTAACACATCGACAGCGAACAGGCAGGACGCCCACGAAGTAGCCGCCCGAGGCACACGAAGATCGGGATGATTCGCTTACCAGGTTCATAGCAGAGGGTTACACGATGGAACCACATGTAAAAAGAGTTTTATGTGAGCGTGAAGAGTTAGCAAAGAAATGTGATGCATTGCTTATATTTTTGGGTAGTGACGTATTTCTCTCACTACCCAAAGAAAAGAAAGACCTGCTGCATGAGCAGTACGCCTTGATGCGTGATTACCTAACTATTTTGGGTAAACGACTGGCACTGGAGTCAAGTACCGAATAACACCCACCGCGCCCTACGGGGCGCATCGAGGCAATCATGAGCGCAAAAGGTTGGAAGGCTTTGGTTTATAGCGTTGTGGTCTGTACCCCGTTTTGGTTGGTTGTTGGTTTTTGTGTAGTGGTGGCAGTCGCCGGGTGACCGGCGCACATCGGAATGCTCACTCGCCCTTTCCCTCAGTTCTGGGAGCGGTGGAGGATCCTAACTCATGAGTGAGCAGCCCAATGTGAAGTGTCTTTTAACCCCTGTTGCTATCAGCTTCGTCTATGACGGCGCAGTAAGGTAACGAGCAAGGGGAGCCTGCCCCGAGACCAGAACAGGCGTACGGATGGAGGGCGACATTATGTGACAGGTGAACGGGCCGACCGTAAATACTGGCCAACCGCAGCAGCGGTAAATGGCCAAGTTCCCCCGGCGACGGAGTGAGGGAAAGGTGGCGATAAGCATCACGCAGTTCCGGTTGGCGCCCGGTTAACGCATCAAATAGCCTTGAGAATATGAGCGTCCACTCTGTTAGCGATCCTTGCGGTTGGCAGACGGTGGAGCCGGACAGCGTAACCGGCATGCAACTGAAACGGTTTTTAGGGGACGCGGTCTGTTTTACAGCGTGGCGAAAGAACCGGAGATAAAGCCGTTTCAGTTGTGGTATCCGGTGATGGACGGGCTTCCTCCCCGTCTGTGGGTTCGACTCCCATCACCACACCTAATGCGCCGCGCCGGCGGCACTGCAGCGAAAGCAAGCGCAGATATCCGGCGGAGATTTTGCTGTGTGTAGTGAAGCCTTTGCGGCTGCTCTGATTTGGGTTGGTGTCAGCCGCATTTTTTTCACATATCAGGTGGCGTACTGTTCCGGGTTCCCCTTATCCCTTTACACAGTATAAAGCCCAGGCGCGGTGCACCACCTGATGTGTGAGTAATTAACCGGGAGCCAGCGCTATGCGGGTGTCTGGCCTCCATTTTTAAAACCCGATTTTCTATCTGCGAAAAGTTGCCAATTCTGGCAGGGCTTCGCTTTGCCGAAAATCAGCGTGTGGGAATTAACGTATGAGCTGGATTACCACTTTTACAGGCCGTCACTTGGACTTTGCAGCGCCGGCGGTCGAAAGCATTTGCATCGAAGATATCGCACAGGCGCTTTCCCATGAGTGCCGGTTTGCCGGCCATCTGCCGAACTTCTACAGCGTGGCGCAACACTCAGTGCTGTGCAGCCAAATTGTGGCGCCAGAGTTCGCTCTTGAGGCGCTGATGCACGATGCCACCGAAGCCTATTGCAAAGATATCCCTGCCCCACTGAAGCGCCTGCTGCCGGATTACCAGCTCATCGAAGACCAGCTCGACGCAGTGATCCGCCAGCGCTTCTGCCTTCCTCAGCAGATGGATATCGCTGTGAAGTATGCAGACCTGGTCATGCTGGCTACCGAACGCAGGGATCTTGATATCGATGATGGAAAAGCATGGCCAATGCTGGAAGGCATTTTCCCAGCTGACATCGTAATTAATCCGGTGATGCCGGTGCAGGCGCGGGCAATGTTCGTTGCACGCTTCAATGAGCTGACTGAATGGGGAGTGCTGTGATGATTAACACAATCACGATCGATACCGAAACCCTGGACGTGTTGCCGTCGGCAGTGCTTCTCTCTATCGGCGCGTTTGCCTTCAATATTGACGACGTTCACCAGACCCAGCAAAGCATCATCAAAGTGGCGCGTGAGGGTGAGCTGGCCGACTACTCAACCAACGCATTTTACTGCCTGGCTGATACCTTCGATCAATTGATGAAAGGCCGTACCGTCAGCACAGAAACCCAGGCCTTCTGGCGCAAGCAAGGCGAAGAGGCGCAGGAAGCTTTAGTCGGCGACCGCGAACCTCTGAGCCAATGCCTCGGGCTGCTGTCCAACTGGATTAAGCAGCACCCCAATGCGCGGATCTTCTTCCGTGGAACCGATTTTGACGGATCGATCCTCGAAAATGCCTACCGCATGTATGAGATCGAATGTCCGTGGCACTGGGGCGGCAAGCGCGACGTGCGCACCTATATCGATGCCATGACCAAAGGAACCAAAGGTTACCTGCCTAAAACCCACCAGCCATGCTTCGCGATGGTTAAGCATAACTCCCTGCATGACGCTATGAACGACGCAGAGCAGATGGCCATTGCCTATCAGCTGAATACTCAACAGGTAGGTGCAGCATGAGCTTCTATAAGATCCATACACCGGTTGCCATCGCTGCTTGGGATGCAATGCACCAGGCTGATGCTGAACTTCGCAAACAAGGCACGGCGTTCGCTGAATTGTTCGTCGCTCGGCCTGTATTTAAAAATGATGTTACCAGCACGTCATTCCACGGCATTCGTTTTCACGGCACTACGTATGTTTCCGAGTCTCTGTGGACTCAGCCCACCAGCAACAACGGCTTCTGTAGTTGGCCTAAATCCAAGGCTCCGCGCGGAATGTCAGCCGAGCACAAAGCACTGATGGAGATTTGGAACAGTAATCGTCCTAAGAAATCAGTAGATGTCTCTGCTTTCTACCCTGCTATCGGGCTCGACTGGGAGATCCTGTTTATGACTGGTTTCGCCATGTTCCGTCACACCGATACGATCTATATCGAGACCGACGCAAAGCCAAAGTCTGATGCTGGCGCAGTGGAAATACTCGGTAGCGAGTACAACGCGGCAAAGCAATTTTCGGCCACGTTGAAACTGACACCTATTGCGACTGGTCGCCATCGCGCGCGGTTTTCATGGATAAACCGGAGGTGCGTGATGCCAGCAAATGAACTGAAGCCAACTTTGGCCGATTGGTTGGAAAGTGGTGAATACCTTCCCGAGTTCATGCGCGACTTCCATGACCAAAAGGATGTGTTCAAAGCCATGCACCACATCATCAAAAACGCAGACGAAAATGGTAACGCACGTGATGGCCACATCTACGTTGTCGATACCTTCCTGTGGTATATGGCCCGATGCGGATACACCTTGCAGCGCAGTAGAAAACAGGTCGAGTTTCGTGACATGGAAGGCGATATCGACAAGATGAAAAAGGATGTTTATTCAGCCTTCTCAAAATTGGTGGAGGCCCAGCATGGCTAAGCGTAAGAGCAACAGAGCGGCGCGGAGGTTGTTGGCTTGGGGTAAATGTCCTACCTCATTCCGCATCACTAACACCCGCGTCATGTGTCACAGCGAAAACATGCCTTTCGTCTACGCGATGAGAACGAAGCCATCAAGCGCCCAGCAAAGAGCCAAACGACGCGTAGAAGAAGCTCGCATTGAGTGGAATTTCCAGCAGAACTGTAGCGATGGCATGAGCGCGGAGCAGGCGTGGAGCTTGGCCGTCAAGACTGTTAAGGGCTGAAGCCCAGGAGAAAGCATTATGAGCACTGAGAAGCTGAGCGAACTGAGCAAGCCAGTTGATTTCTTAAAATCGGCCACTCTCATTGCGGCCAGAAACTTTGAACGCTGGTCAAAGTTAGCGGCAATGACGCATGAATCATCAAGTGTGCTGCATAGCATCACGCTGCTTGAGACATCGCAACTGCTATCCGCCCTGCTGGCGCGTATCGAAGAACTGGAGGGCAAAAACAATGGATGATCTGAAGGCCGTAGCCGACTACTGGCGCAAAGTTAAATCCGGCGAACTACCCGCGACGGGGCCGAATGAAATCGGCATCACAATCTGGACTGCCGAAGCTGCGATAAAGCGCATCACCGAGCTGGAACGCGCCAATAAGGCGCAGGACGACCACATTAACCAGCAGCAGGACAGAATCGATTCGCTGGAGAAGACAAACTCCGATTTGGGGCAAGCGCTGGGAGTGTCAGAAAAACGGCTGGCTACGCCGGTGCGGTTGCCTCCACTGATGGATGGGGAGCTGTGCGGTAAGTATGGCGCCAAGTATGGCGCTGCGGCCAATGCTCACAATAACGCTATTACGGCCTGTTCAATTGCTATTTGTGGCGCTGGCTTTAAGTCAGAGGTAACGGCGCCCAAGTGCGTGGGGGATGAACAGTGATCAAGAACGCTATTTTAAACCGGAAGAAATACCCGGCCCTATCGTGGTGGGAAAACTTCATGGGTGGTCATATCAACGTCGGGCCGATCACTATCCACGGTGAAAACGCAATGCACTGGGCGGTGAACATCCGCACCAAGCGATGGGGTTACGTGTGTTTCCGTCTGCCGTTACGCTGCTTCGGTAAGTGGTGGCCACTATATTTTTACTGCTCACCTAACGGCACGCCTTGGGCAGCCACTTTTAAAATCGGGGGGGATGCATGACACAGACACTAACGACTGAAGCGATGCAGGAAATTTATGAAGCGGCAGTGCATTCAGAGGCATCAGGCAGCCAGGAAGCAGAATTCGAATTACTCTGCAAGCTGGAGGATGTTGGCGGAACCGGTGCAACAATCCGCAAGCTGATCGACATGGTGCGGGCGGCTAACCGGGAGGCGCAGCCGGTGGCGGATGGAGAAAATTGCTGGTCATGCGGTAAGTTTTTCACCTACTCGCAGCATTCTGAATGTGATGGATATTGCCCGCACTGCAATGCTCCGGTCGATCTGGATGAAGGGGAGCTTAGCGATGAAGACTAACGACTGGCAGGACACGATAGCAATGGCGGCTTCTGCGATTGAGGATTTGTTGGAAACGGCAGACGAACACGCCGGGTGTTGGGCTGATGTGCCAGCAAGGTTGCGAGCGCTCACCGCCCCGCCAGCGCCAGCAGTGGAGGATGGTTCAGCGCGCCAGGAAGCTGAGCATGTTGCATCGATTCTGGAGCTCATTGGCAGTTTCGAAGCTGACGATATTGATGGCGACACAGTGGATCTGCGCTTCGAATTGGATGGCGTTGATACTGGATCAGATGCCTCGATCACCGAATATGCCTCCCGTGGGTCTGCTGTTATCAATCAACTATTGCGCATTCTAGCGACTCAACCTGTAAGTAGCGGTTACAAATTGCCGGACAACGTGCGCGAAGCTCTTGCGCTGGCGTTACAGGCTATGGAATTTATGGGCGACACGCTGAATAACATCGACGCGGTATGCACCGAAGATGTTGAGTATGTTACACCGGCATTCACGGCGGTACGCGGGTTGCTGGCAGCAGCACCGGAGGGCAGCAATGGCTAAGACTGATGCTGAACGTAAAGCAGCACAACGGGAGCGGCAGCGCAAAGCAGGTGTTGTCCCTTTCGAACTTAAGCTGGATCAGCAGGAAATCGATATGCTACGGGAGAACTGTGCGGCTCGCCGGCCGCAACGTGAACCTTATGACATGGATGAATACATCACCATGCTGATCAGGAAGGATAACGCCGAATTAAAAAAGCTGTTGGCGGCACGCGATAACCGGTGCTGTGGTAAGTGCAAGGACAAGCTACCAGGGGATCCTGAGGGTTGTTACTTCCTCGGTGATTCTGAGTGCTGGCAAACCTACGGTTGGCACGAAACTAAATTAACAGTGTGACATGTCACGATTGAATTAATGCCCGTATGCGGCGGGCTTAACGTGTGGAGATAATCATGAATACAATGTTTTTGTTGATGGCTGAATATGAAAAGTCCAATATTCCTCTATCAGAAATTGCAGAGCGTTACCTCGGGCTTAAACCAGCTACCGCTGAACAGAAAGCTGCAGAAGGAAAGCTTCCTATCGCGACGTTTCGTGTTGGCAACACCCAAAAAGCGCCACGTCTTGTGCATGTTGAAGACTTGGCCACGTTAATAGATCAGCGCCGAAAGGCGGCAAAAGAAGAGCTGGAACGCTGCAGATAA